CTTGATTGCCAAACTTTAGACCTAATTGACTTGCTATACTTGGCTTTTGCATAGCGTTACCAGTTACAGGGTCAAATTGTAATCCACCGCTTTTTGCGCTTACAACTTTTGCAGCAGCTTCTTCTTGCGGAGTTAATGGCAAGCCCATTGTAGCTTTTACTAAAGACTCATTACCAAGCTTAGTTACATCAAGATATTGAGCTTGTTGAGCTTTAGCCTGTGCCGCGCCTATCTGAGCAGCAGCTAACGCACTAGCCAAACCCTGTTTTTGAGCCGCAGCATTATAGTCATTGAATCCTGCGATGTTCTTATAAATACTTGTATCTGCGCCTGATGTTTGAATAGCCATTATACTCTCCCATACAATCTCAATAAGTCTTCAATGGAAGGTTGCGGGTTTAAAATACCGCTCGCAGTACTCGCAATATTCTGCGCTCCTGCCAAACCTGATTGCGCCTTAACGTTGCCAATATTTCCATAAATGCTATTCTGAGCGCCTGCTTTATCTGCCCAGCGTTGATATGCACTATTCAAAGCATTATCTGCATACTGTTGATTATATTGGGAAGCTGCTTTCAAAGCCTTACCAGATTGCAAACCACCCTGCGCTGCTAAACTTCTATCTAAGCCTTGCTGTCCTTGTGCTAGGTTAAATTGATAACCAGCGTCACTAGTAATGTTTGAAGGGTCAAACGTACCAATATTAGCTAATTGTTGCTGCTGCGCCCTTAATTCAGCTTCCTGAGCCTTTTTAATTGCTGAGTTTTGAGCTAAACCGCCCAATGCACTTGATAAACCTTGTCCTGCCATACTTCCTCCGAATGATGAACCACCGCCAGAACCGCCTACTAAGCCGCCTAGAGATGGCAAACTATTTGCTCCTATACCCGTTGCCTTACCTACCGTGCCCAAAATACCCGAACCGTATCCAGTAGGTCTAACTTGACCGATTTGGCTTGCGCCTTGTGCAGCGCCACCACCAAGTGAGCCGATATTCTGAGTTAATCCACCTAACGCAGCGCCAGTTAATGCGCCTTTTAATCCGCCACCACTAACTAAACCACCCGCCGCACCCGCTAACGCGCCACCAGCAGTAGCACTTCCTAAAGCGCCTGCTAGATAAGGCGCACCGAAATAGCTAAGAGCTATTGGGGCAGCTACCTTAAATGCTTTCTTCAAGAAGCCTCCGAAACCAAATTCAGGATAACCAGTTTCAGGGTTAATCTTGTTAGCTTCGTGTCCAACTGTGAACTCGTTAATATCAGCACCAGCTTTTTCAAAAATCATCGCTAGCATTTGCTGAACTTCTGGGTCATCTTGAACAGCACGAGGAATAACTATCTCACCAAGAGATAAATGCGCCATTACGGAGTCCGTACCACGCCCTGCTTCTTCTGGTGCTTGTTGAGGCATCTGCCCCTGCTCTTGCATCATCATCATTTCTTCGTCCATTTAGTTTGCCTCTATTGTTCCTGTTAAAGTTACTGCCGTTGTAATTGCTGTCCACGTTGCCGCATAAATACCTGTTGAATCAGCCCCAGCAGAAGATGCTGTAAAGCCTGAAACAGTTGTAACTGCGTTTGAGCCACGTATTGTTAATGGGAAGTTATTGCAAAATGTTGTACCTAACACCGCGCTTGTGCTTGTTGCTGGTGTGATAACAATTTTAAAGAATACTAGCTTCGCACTTAAGCGATAATATGTACCTGTAATAGTTGCAGTTCCAACCTCTGTTAATCCTGTAAATGTTGGCGTCCATGTTGTGCCAGCATCACCCGCAGCGAGTGATTCAAAAAATGCTGTCCAGTTTAGCGTTGCGAATTTATCTTCGTCAATCAACTCCTCTGTGCGTGGTGGTAATACTGCTATTGTCATACGTTCAAATACGCGCCAGTTAAAGTTATTTTTACAGGCTCAGAAGTTGATAATTCAAACGTGTTAATCTGGCTTATACCCAAACGTCTAAACGTAACTTCTTGCTGATATTTTCCAACTGCGCCTATACTTTTAGAGTAATAATCACTCCATGTACGCGCTCCATCTTTACTAACCCTAAGATTAATAAGTGGCTCTGAGCCTTGACCTGATTGTAAACCTACACCAGTTTCAACACCTATTGTAAGCCTATTATAACGAATATCTTTACGCTCGTCAAGTAAATGAGTAAACACCCGAACACGCTTAATGTAGTCCTCGTTATCGGTGAAATAATCTAAAGACATTTCATAAACTTCACCAGTTTCCCTGTCGCCAACTATAGTTTTATTGAACGCTCTCATAACGCATGAGCCGCGATGTTGCTCAAATGCGCCTTGTGGGTTTAGCCAAGCTCTTTCATGCCAAACTTGTGTATTAAGGTCGAAAACTAGTGTAGTTTCCAAATCCGAGCCTGTAATAGCATAAAACGTATGCCCTTGCTCTTGATAAGTCCAACTTCTTAACTCAGCAGGAACGGCAACAGCTTGCAATATCTTCTCAATAGGCTCAGTTGAAATTCTTTTTGGAGTAAAACCCTGCGCTTGATAGACTATCCCCGAACCTTGCTCGTTAGCACCCACCCAATAAACCGAAGTATCAACACTTAAAATAGTATAAGGAGCTTCGCAACCTATCGGAGTTGAGCTAGATACTTTTGCAAATGGAAATAAACTATCGCCTGTATTACGCCATAATTCTAAAGTTTTATCGCCAAATAAACCTACATAACCCAAGAAGTTAAATGCTCTGTTTAGCTTATCTGGTGAACTTTCAGCAGTTGCAAAGTCCAATGCGTCCCAGCTTGTGCCGTCTAGTAATGCTGAGATATACCACCTGCCCGTGTTATTCTCATTAACCATGAAATAGCTATCAATATAAGCTATCCCGCCAACACTAGCAGGAAAATCTGGGTCAGTAACTACTGCAAACGTGTTCGTAGCGTAGGTAAACATATACGCTTTTTGTCCGTCACAAATACCTAATTGCACACCGTTTTCTGCAAGCGTAACAATACCGCTTGAACCGAGCAATGAGCCTCTGTTTGTGCTAGTGCCGTCTGAGAATATCTCATATAATATCGAGCCACTAACTACAAACGCTCTCCCGTTGCCTGCCGAGTAGCTACCACGAATAGCGCCTAAACCAACTGTTGCGAATAATTCTAATCCTGCCGTGCCATATAAAGAAACATCGTCAGAACCGCGCGGGTCGGCAATAGGGTATAGGTTGACACTTCTCTCAGCATTAAATGGCAGTGAGTATTGTTGATTAGAACCGCCAGCTAATGGGATTTTCATGAGTAATAACCACCGTAGATGTTATTGACATTGTAATTACCATTAAAGTATGAATTAACTGGTCGTGAGCGCACTACAGCAAGCTTAATTGCACCTAATGAATCCGCAGCAATCTTAGCCACGCTAGCATCTGGTTGTTGCCCATATTCAGGCGCGAGTTCTAAAGCTAAGTTATACACCAAAGCTCTTTCCCAGCCATTAGGAAGGTTGAGCAACGTGTCTAAAGTAGCAAAGCCTATAATAGCTTTCTCTGATAGTATGGTAAGCGTGTAACTTGCATCTGGCGCAGGATACATAGTCAACGTGCCATAAGGATAGCCGCTATTATAAGTGATAATAGTTGGTCTACCGCCAATAGTTTTAATGCTGACTAAATCATATTCTTCTTGGTTTACGATATTCATAGGATAATCAATATTACCAGAGGTAATAAACGCTTCCATAAGCTGTATAGGGCGGTCTGTGTTGAACGTTTGCCCTGTGCCTATAGTGTACGAAACAGCAGTTGATAGATTGAATGTTTCACGAACTCTAGTTGTGATATTATCTGAGTAATTACTCCATGAATCAATCAACGCATTTAGCGAATCCAAAGCGTCATTTGCTTCGTCAGCATCTGGGTCTTCGGATTTAACCAAAATCCCCACTTTCTGCATGGCTTTCTTAATAATTGTTCTTGCCGTAGGCATACAACCCCCGTTTATTTATAAAAACTAGCGGTAATTATCGGAGTACCCGCAGATACAATGCTAATCGCGCTAATGGTTTTATTTAAGAAATATCCTTGTGGGTTTTGCTCTGCCGATTGCCCAGCAGTAGCGTCCGCAGGGACAGAAGCCGCAGGTATAATTGTTACGTTATCAACCGTGCCAGTGAACCCAGAAGTGCCAAACGATATAGCTTGCGTTGCACCAGCAATTATAACCTCTGCAAATGTAGCTGAACTTGAGCGAGCAGTTCCAGCTGTACCACCAACACTCACAGTTATAGTACCAGCACTACGTGTTGCGGTGTAAGTTACTAGATACGCTTGCCCAGCAACTAAAGGATAAGCTACGTTAGCTGTCTGTGACAATGCTGTTGAAATAGCACCAGTCGCAATAGCTGTTGAGCCGTCAGTTGTCCAGCCAGTACCGAGCACCCATGCAGTAACAGTTACGTTGTCTACTGTACCCGTAAAACCAGCACCTGTGAAAGCTAGAATCTGCGTGCTACCAGCTACAATAGTTTCAGTAAACGTAGCGCTTGAGCTTCTTGCAGTTCCAGCCGTGCCACCGATAGAAGGCGTAACCGTTCCTGCGCTGCGTGTAACTGTATAAGTAATTGTATAAGTATAACCCGCAATTAATGTAATAGCCGAAGTTTGGCTAAGGTCTGTAGAAGCCGTTGTCGCACTCGCAACACCCGCTGCAATCGACCAGCCAGTTCCTTTCGTCCAACCTGTATCACTTCCAAATGTACCGTTAGTGACGTACTCTGCAAATGTGCCGTTAGTTGTTCTGTCTGTAGCGTCCGTAGTTGTATAGCATTGTGCGTAAAAATCCGCAGCAGCGCCTTTGCCAAATGTCACCCAAGTTGCAAGTCTGCCTGTTTGGTCTGTTGGTACTGTGATAACTTCTGGTACGTTAGCAGCCAACAACGTGGCTACTGTGTATTTCGGTGCGCCTGACTGCAAGTTAGACGTCATGCTGTAATCAGATAATATAGCCATATAAATCCCTGTGATTAAGGGCGGCTTTTACACCGCCCTATTAGTTTAGTCACCTATTGTTAGTGCCGCGAGTTGTGACTCAGGGCGTGTAACTTCAACCAAGTAAACTTGT